CGGCGTTTCAGGATCCGCACGTCCGTTTCGTCAATATCAACATCACGCCCTTTGACGCCGCCAAACACGCGGCCCTGGGGTTGGTCGGCGACGCCCGAGTCACCCTCGACGAGCTAGCCGAGATGCTCGGGGACTATCGCGTCGAACCGAGCTACCGCCAGCAGGCGGAGCGTCTGCACGGCGAATGGGATCAGGAAGTCGAACGGATCTACAGCGTGCGCCTGGAGCCGTTGCCCAGCCAGGGCGAGCTGATCGGCGCGGTCAACGAGCTGGGCGACCCGCAGGCAGTGATGGTCTGCGCCGCCGGCAGCCTGCCGGGCGACCTGCACAAGCTGTGGCGGGCGCGCCATCCCAAGCAGTACCAACTCGAATACGGCTATTCGTGCATGGGCTTCGAAATCGCCGGCGGCCTGGGCGCCAAGATGGCCGATCCGAGCCGCGAGGTGTACGTATTGGTCGGCGACGGATCATATTTAATGATGCCGTCCGAGATCGTGACCTCCATCCAGGAGGGCTACAAGCTGACCATCGTGCTGATGGACAACGCCGGCTTCAAGAGCATCGGTGCGCTCAGCCGGTCGTTGGGCCAGACCGGCTTCGGCACACGTTATGTCTACCCGCAGAACGGGGCATTGCCCGGCGACGACGCCGAGGTGCGGACGTTACCGGTGGATCTGGCGGCCAACGCGGCCAGCCTCGGGGCACGGGTCATCTCGTGCCGGACCTACGACGAGTTTGCCGAGGCATTGCACACCGCGCGCGGCATCGACTGCACCACCGTGATTTATGTCAAGAACGACCGTCAGGCCGGTGTGCCCGGCGGGCAGGTACGACTGGAAGAGCCAGACCGAGTTCGGTGCGGCCGTCCCGTACAGGTGCGGCCCGGCGGTGAACGTGTCACCGGCCGAGTCGGTCACCGTCACGGTGAGACCGGACCCAATGCTGGCCTGGAGCGCGTTCACCTCGACTTCCAGCAGGGAGGCGGCCGGAGGCGAGAAGCTGGCCGTGGTGACCGAGGCGACGCCGTACCCGCTGTGCCTTACCGGGGGCATGCTGGCGTCCTCGCTGACCGGGCAGACGCCGCCGCCGGACGCTGCGGTGGTAAACTGCTGGTCTGACCCATGGGTCGTCCCGGTAGCGTTGGTGGCATTCAGCCGGTAATGGTAGGTCGTGCTCGCGGCCAGGCCGGACAGCGCCGCCGATTCCGGCACCGGGCTCGACCCGGAGCCTGCGCTGCCCGGGGTGGCCGGGGACACCGACCCGTACCCGGTCGTCGTGCCGTACTCGAACTGGTAGGTAGACGCCTGGCCCTCCGGGTTGACCGTTCCGTTCAGCGTCGCGCCGGAACTCGTGATCCCGGTCGCCGCACCGGTTGTGACGGCCGGGGCCTGGCTGGCGCCGCTACCGAACACGGGCAGCAGCAGGTACTTGTTCTTCACGCCGATCCCGTAGGCAGTCGGCGTCGGGTTCGTGTAGCTTCCACTGATCAGCGACGGGTCGTTCGCGCAGCTGGCAGTGTTGAAGGCCCACGCGATCGTGGACACGTTCGTCCCGTTCGTGTTACCGGGCCAGGCCCAGTCCAGGAACGGGGTGGTGAATCCGTCCGTGCAGTTCGTGTCGCCGAATTCGCCCACGACCACTGGCACCTGCGCCGCTACCGGGGGGATCTCCGTGCTGTACGTCGTCCGCAACGGCGAATCAAGTGGCAATCCGTAGATGTGTACTGATGCGGCGACCTGATTCAGCGAGTCAGCAACCGGGTTGGCCAGCCACTTGTCCAGGTCTCCCGCGTAATCCGGCCCGGCCGTCAGGACCGGCTGGATGGCTCCGGTAGCCCGGACAGCATCGAGCATAGACTGCATGCTGGCAACAGCATACGAGCTTCCGCCGCATGTGCCGCTGCCCTGCATGATACACTGCCAGTTTGCGTTGCTGTCCCCTCCAGGAGGGGACGGCTCGTTAAACAGGTCGAACACGATCGAGTGCGGCTGAGTGACCGGGTCATCCTGACCCAGACTGGTCGGCTGGTTGTTGAATGCCTGGGCCGCACTGGTCCAGAACGCCGGGGCGTGGTCCGCGTCGGCCATCGGCATCTGGTCCGTAGCCAAGGTCGTGCCTGGCGCGGAGAAATGCAGATTAGGAATGGCGACAATCCCGGCCGCGTTCAGCCGGTTAATATAACTGATTATCGCATTCTGGTAATTCCGGCCGGAATACGCCGCAGCAACACCGTTGATTCCGAGCCAGCAATCTTCATTGAGCGGGATTCGCACCGCGTTGATGTTCCAGGCCAGCATGGCGGCCACAGCGGCATCGGTGTCGGTCTCGCCGTCGAAGATGCCCCAGCCTTCTGCGCAGGCGTATTCAGCTCCGGACCGGTTCACTCCGTGCAACTGGATTGCGGCGCCCGAGCCATCGACGAACCTTCCGCCCGAGACGCTGATGCTAGGCGCAGCAGTAGCCTGCGCCGACGGGACGTTCGCAGTTAGCAATCCGGCGAGTATGCTCACGACTGCCCCAGCGAGAGCGATGAACCTTTTCATGTCTGTCTCCTTGTTATCCTGTAACCTCGCCCCAGAAGTTCGTGACGACGACGCTCGGCGCGCCAGTAACGCTGGACAGGGTAAGGCCCACGTCGAGCTGCATAGCGTCTCGCGTGTTGAGGGTCGAGACAGTCCGGAGTGCAGCTGTCTGCGGCATGATTCCGATGACAGGCGTTCCGGTAATCCCGACGTTGATCCATGAGTGCGAGATCCCGAAGCCATTGATGACTCCGACGCTCTTTGACAGGGTACGGATCGTCCCGTCGTAGGCCAGGTGAAGGGCCCAGGCAGTGGCAGCCACGTTGATAGCTAGTGCGGCGGTAACAGCAAGAACTGCCGCGCTCCCGATAGCACCACCAACCGCACCCGCGTAGAATCCGGCTACGAGCGTCGGAGTAGCGCTTGTGCTTGTTACCTCGATAGTAGCGCGCAGGAAGACATGAGCGCCATCCTGAAGAACGCTACCTGGAATGACCGGCGGCGGATCGGGTGTACCTGCCGTCAGGGCAGCAGCAGTGACGGCTGCCCCCGCAACGGAAGATTGCTCTCCGGCCGGCCAGCGATAGAGCGTGGCCATCTATTCTTCCCACTCGACGTCGATAATCCAGGCGAGCGGAGTTGTCAGGGCGTTGATACGGTTGACGAACACGAGTCCCTGGGTTACCCCCTTGATCACCTGCCATTCATCCGGCTGCTCCCAGTTCAGGACGCCGCCACCCCGAGACGAGCAGGAGATCTGGTATGGATCGCTGGCCGACGCACCGAACGTCGGGGCCGTCGTTGCATAGCTCGTCGCGGCGATAGCCAGTGCGGGCGGATAGTTCTGGTTGAGTAGCGTCACCGTGCCAGTGAGCGACGGAGCGCCCGTCGGACCAGCGGTGGCCGGCGCGATACCCAGGACACAGTTCTGGTCCGGAGGAGCAGAGGCCGAGCCGACGGTGGCGAGAGAGGCATCTACCCTCTTGAGGTTGTACCCAGAACCAGCCGGGCACATCAGGAACAGCATAGCGGTATCGACCGCCACGGCCGTTGCGGACTGGATCTTTACGTGGTACCTTCCCATGGCACATTCCTCCTAGACGATCTTGACGAGGGTACCGCCGAGAGCCTCGAACTCAGCAGGCGTGATGACAGCGAGCGCAGGCTGGCCTAGAGCCATAAGGTACGCGACGACATTGCTGGTGAATTTCCCAGCTGAGTCGGTAGCGCTTGCCGTGATGTGATGAAGTGCCTGGCCGGAAAGCAGGAAAACTCCTGGCCACCTGACTCCCTGGTCGGTACATAGCTGGCGGGATACTTCGAAAATTAGCATGCCTTTCCTCCTCTGGATTGGCGTGGGTATAGGTGTGGGTGTGGGTTCTGGTGCAGGTAGCGGCAGCACTGTCTCTGTGTGCGCCCATGGGCCGCTTACTGCCTTCAGCGTCCGATCGCGGTCCATCGAGATTCCGCCAATCGTTACGCCATTCTGGTACTGATACAACAGCGCATGCGAGCTAAGCTTCCCGGCTGACCAGGCATAAGTCTGCCAATGCCAGCTGCCGAGCCCTGCCGCTGCGGCAGCCTCCACCACATCGTAGGAGCCATAGAGCTGGGCGATGTACTCAGCTGAGCCGACCTTGCAGCCGCGCAGGTAGGCGTTCGTAGACCCGAAGTCAGTCGTGCCGGTGTCGATAGCAAACCACAGTAGCGAGCCGCCCGGTGCGCCCAGGTGCCGCATCGCAGTGGCAGCGGCCTTGCCGTCCGCCAGTCCAGCTCCGTAGCCATTGACGAAGTCAGTACCGGTGACTTCCCAGACTGGAAAGAGCATAATCCCGACAGCGATCATTGCCTGTGCCTCGGCCCAGAGCATTCCCTTGCCCCCAGGGTCGGTCACATACCGAGCGACGAAGTCAGCACTATTAGCCTGAAGCAGTCTTACGAGCTGGGCTGGCGTGTCAGATTCCCAGGCATAGTCAAACCCCCACAGCGTCGTAGTCCCGACAGCCTCAGAAGCAGCGATCAGGGGATGACTCTCCGGTACGGCCGGGTGCTCGGTCTCGTCGAAGTCCGTTCCTGGACGGGGCATTGGCATAGTGTCCTCCTAGGACGAATGGTTGTCTTCTATGGTCTTGCCGAGACGCCTGAGCTCGGTCGACATCCGGTCATTGGAACTACGGAGCAACCGGATCTCGGCACGACAGAGCCCGATGTCCTCTCGGAGGCTCGTGATATCAGAGCGAAGATTGGAGATGGTGTTCTCGTAGATCTCGGACGCTCGCTTATAGGCGTCGGCGTCGACGGCGTGAATCCCGGCGCGTGCAGTCGCCCGGGCAGATTGTGCGGAGAAATAGAATGCAGAGAGAGCCACGATCACCGAGATGATGCCGATGAGGATACCAGTCGTGCTCACCCGCTTTCTCCATTCTTAGCGTCTTCTGCCCGGGCAATCACATCGCGCGCCGAGATCGTGGTAATCTTTCGTGGCTCAGGCCAGCCGGATATCACAATCACCGTAGCGGCAAAACTAAGCCACACGATAGCAGCGACCCAGCCACGACCCCCATGGAGGACCCAGGAATCAAGATTGGCAAGACCCCACGCTGTCTTAAGAAGAGTCGCCGCACCGTATTGCCACAGGTCCATCCGGGCCAGAATGCCAGTCGAGATAAAGATGCCAAACCCGATCCAGATCCAGCCCCAGATATCCCAGGACAGCAGGAGATTCGTAACTGGGATACCAGTTATTAGACCATAGCCGTATCCGATATCCAGGATCGACAGGAACGAAAGAAAGACGCCTCGCCGCCCGGTTCGGCTTATCAGTGAATCCATTAGTCTCCTAAAGATCGACGTGCCCGATGACTATCCAGCCAGCTACTGGATAGACAACAGCGTGACTGGCTGCGGAAGACCACAGAACCGAGCCATCGAGGTTTATGTGAGACCACATACAGACCAGCGTCTCTCCCGAAACGCCATTCTGCAGTATGTCTCCAACCGAGACCGGAACTAGGCCAGTAACGAGCTGGACAGGAATCTGATCTGGCGTCGTGACGAGCGCTCCGGTGATCTGTCCGCCTGGAGCTATCTGCCCATCGGCCATCTTGTCCCGGTGCGGCCCGTACAGCGCTACGGTAAGACCCAGCAGCAGGTCTGCATCGGTACACTTAACGCCGACAAGGAATACATCACCCCGGCGAACATCAGCAAGTGAGGTCATCGGTTATCCTATCCTCTGGGCAACGAGGAAACTTCCTTTTCGCACAGTAATCGATGTCGCGTTAGACACGTTCTGTGACCACTGGAACCCGAAGGTGGATGCCGTGCCAGCCGTAAAAATAATTCCGTGGCCAGTAAGACCCATGTCTCCTGATGCAGCCGCATATCCCACCCGTACCTGAGTCCAGGGATCGGCGGAGTTCCCTGGTCCCGCGAACGTCGTAGCCCCCGACCAGTACCAGTGGACATATTCCCCAGAGGAGCCTGCGGGAATGCCGAAATCAAACTTAAGGTCGATACCAGTGGAGGCGCAGGCATACATCGCCGCAAACTGAATCTTGTACACCGCGCTCGCAGCCAGCGATACAATCAGGTCCGGATCATTCGTTGGAGTGGTGGTGCTCGCCCTAGACAGGTCTGCGGTCTTGTACCCGACGAGAGGAACGAACCACGTATCGACATCAGAGGCAGTGAGTACCTGGCCCGATACCCAGACTGGAGGCGCCACTAGTCCTCCCTCGGAGCAAAGCGCGAGCCCGGCCGCAGCCACCCAGCGCTGCCACGGACTCGCGCTTCCTTGCTCTTGAGCTGCCGGCCATCCTCTAGTTCTACGATGACCCAGGGCCACGGATCATCCCGTAGCACCCAGCTCTGCTGGTTTTCGTCCCAGCGCCACACATGCGGATCCACACGTCCGTCTTCTTTGTCGTGCTGTCTGCCGTAAGCACCATGTCCGTCGTTCACCCGAGTTATATCCTGGACCTCGGCAACGACCGCAGGAACAGGCGCCTGCCAGTCGCGCGGCCGGAACAGGACGTACTCACCCACCGTGGGCAATGGCTCTCGCTCGTGCTCGGCGCGTTCCCATGCCCAGTATTTAAGTTCGTCTCGGGTAACGGGTGGCTCGTGATCGGGTCGCCCATTCTCTGAGCTCAGAAGCATCGCGTCCTCCTAGTAGGCCAGGGCATTACTGTTAAGCTGGCCAAGCGTTACGTTGTCAAGGACCAGGAACGAGCTGTAGCGAGTTGCGTCCTGCAGGGTCCATGTCGTTCGCCAGCGCTCAGCATTGAACTGATGCTGGATACCACGGATGAAACAATCCCTGGAGAAGGCCGCTACTCCGGGAGGCCTGCGCCAGACCTGGATCCGGTCACCACGCTTACGTCCGAGGACCTGCGGCCAGAGATTATCTGGATCCTTTAGCGGATTGATGATGATCTGCTCCATACGATTCTCATCGTCTTTGGCGATGTAGAGAACCCATCGCGCCCAGTTAAGTGAAGTCGTGTCGTCCTGGAGAATAAGATCGCTCCGCGAGTATGTCCGGAAGAACTTGTACTTCGCATATGACGTGAGATCCTGTACCTGCTGGAGCGAGCCACCTTCCCGGGTAGCCTGGACATCATTGGCGATTGTTGTGTCGTCTTTCGCTCGCGATACCGATACGTAGTCCAGCTCTATCCCTGCCGAATGCGAGGTGCCAGGAGAGTCACCAAAGACGGCCTGGACAGTATTCGATCTTGCCTCCGACAGAATCGCCTGCCTATTGCGGAAGACGGCCTCCCCGGAGTAACCCATATACAGCTCACCGATCTCTGAGTCAGTCGTAAGCTGCATAGAGTTCCAGGCATTGTCGCCACCCACGTATGCCTGGACGGTACTGTCTCCGGTGGCAATTGTCCGGTATCTCGTTCCTGTGTGCCAGCCAGCAAGATCCAGGATTCTGGAAATCCTTGCACCTGTCTTCTCGCCCGCCCCAACTGCTCCAATCGTCGGCAGATTGATGCCATTAAGAATCTTCTGCGCGTCTGTTGCTGTGAGCTCGGCCTCGGCATACGTTGGGCCGTAGTCCTGTCCGTCGTCACCCCAGGAATCCGTGTATCCATAGTAGAGCGGATATTCGGTCCCAGCCCACAGTACACGACTGCGCACAGGCACCATTGCCGTGAGCTCGGTCTCTCCCGCAGCAACATAAGGACCAGCCAGGTTATCGGGATCAAACCGGCCGTCTTCGTTCCGGAGATTCGCCGCCATTGTACTTGGCGGATATGTATAAAGTGGCCCCTGCTGCCTATTGGCTGGATGAGTAATCGAGCATGACCTAATGTAGTTACTCAGATCCGACCATTCAGTGTCCCCGCCAAGCGTTCCGGTGTCCAGCATTCCGAGGGAAACGTCATTGAGAATAAGCACATCACCAGGCTGCACCGGCGATGTCGTGACGAGACCAGCCTCGGTAACAATCGTCGGCCAGCTATCCACTGCCATCAGGCACTAACGCTCCTCCGAATTGCGTACGTCAGCCGTCCGTTTCGTGCGAGCCTATCAACGGAGTCACTCAGCCAGTTATCCAGTTCAGCTCTCGACCCAATCACACCCTTGTTCTCAATGACTATCGTGACGCTGATATCACCAGGACCAGTACTAGCGCCCTTGAGCATGCGCTCGGTCTGTCCGTGCGGGTAGACGTAGCTGCCATGCGGGAACCGTATGAGCTCCCGGCCGTGCTCTCCGGCGATGCCCCAGCCGCTCGCCGGACCACCTGCCCCATACCAGTTATTGCGCAAGTGGAAAGCCCAGGCCTGGTTTGGCCCCGACGGGTACCGCTGCCCGATGTAGTTCATCATGGCTGTGAGCTGGCCCAGGCCCGTGTTTGGATTCCCACCGTACTGGTAGTACTCGGACGGTCCGTTAATGAACTGAGCCAGGCCATAAGCACCGGATGAAGGGTTGCGAGCTGTCATCCGCCAGCCTGCCTCGGAGTCCTCTAGGGCGTTGAATGAAGCCCACTGCCGAGCCCATCCATACTGGGCGAGCAGCGAATAAGCGAGCTCCTTCAGCTTGCTTCCGCCGATAGGACCACCGGCTCCTCCGCCGGCCATACCGAAGCCACTCGGCGGGACGCCATATCCGCTATTGTCATGCATTTTCAGGGACGAATGAATCGTACCCCACTTACGTCCAAGTGCAGACAGCAGCGTCGAGCCATTCACGACGAAGCCAACGTGATGCGCTGGGTTCCCGTAGAACGCCATACCACCTGGAATCGGACCGGATGGACGTCCCCAGCGCTGGAGCCCGGCCGCATCCATCCGGCCATTCAGCAGCTTGAAGTGATTGTATACATACGACACGAACCCCGAGCAGTCCCAGCCTGCCGGAGTAGAGCCACCCCAGACATACGGAGTTCTATTGCGAAAAGACTCCGCAAAGGCAAGGACCCCAGCACCCGTTCCGGTCATCAGGCTCTTGAGGTACTTTATGTAGGAGCTAACATCTAGTCTTACGCCCGCTCCGGCATCCGCGCTCGCCGCCCGGCCAACAAGAGACGGAGCACCAACAAGCCCACCGTCCGCCATGCCCGGCACACCCATCGCCTTAAGTAGAGGAGCAAACTTCCTCGTTCGGTGCTTATCAACAACAGCCTCACCCGACTCGAGCAGGGCCGCGTGCCGGTCTCCGCCACCAAATCCGGGAAGTCGTCCGCCACGAGCTAGCGGCTTGAAGTATACCGACAGGTCCTTCGCACCCGGGAATCCGGTGGGAGTCGGAAGGATCTTCACTCCTCCGGAGCCATGGCCGCGAACGGTAACATCGACCTTCTTGCCGTGCATCCGGTTGATGGACGTCTGCATCTGGTCAACGAGCTTCTTTGCCGTCTTAGAGTCAAGGCCAGCGTTGACGAGGTCATTGATGAGTCGCTGGCGCGCTCCACGTACCGCGTCGCTATTCCGGCTGTGATGAAGAACGGCATCAGTGAAACGGTTCACGTCCGTCTTGCCCTGCCGCGAGCGCTTAAACGCCGTCTCAATATCATCGTTCAGGCGCGTGCGAGCCTGCCGGGCTGCATTAGAATTCTGGCCGTTTACCTGGATCGCCCAGGTGTACTTGTCAACGTCGGTCTTGGCCGTCTTTGCATTAACGCCAGCGTGGATCATGTCGGTAACGAGCTGCTGGCGCTTCTTCTGTGCGTCTGACGAATAGGCGCCATTGTCCCGAATACTAGTGCTGTACTTCTTGAGGTCGGTACTCGCGCTCCTGGCTGCGTCTGCCTGCTTACTGAAGTCCGCAACAATATTCTGCCGAGCCTTTTCAGATTGATGCGTGCTATCCTGAAGCTTCTTCTTCCATTCTTCCATCTTTCCGATAATGCCGTCGAATGCGCCGCTGACATTCCGCTGAAATCCCTGGAATGCGACATCCGCCGTCTTTAGCTTGCTGCCAATGCCAGGGATCCAGCCGAATGCGGTCGCCGCCCCGTGGACGACCACACCGATCATACTCAGGTATCTACCAACAATCCACTTCGCGACATTGGCAAAAATAATACCAACATCAAGAAAAGCGACACCTAGCTGCTTGAGGAAATCCCGGAAGCCAGCCGATTTCTTCCAGGCATAGACCATTCCGGCTGCCAGCGCGGCGATAGCGAGAACGACCAGTCCAACAACGTTCGCGTTCATCGCAGCGTCGAGCCCGAGCATCGACTTCGTGACCCTGCCGATCTCCGGGACGAGTTTCCGTACGCCCTGGATAATTCCGCTCGCTCCAAACACCGATTCAAATGCTGGCTTAAGCTTGCCCGTTGCCGAGTGAATCGCAAGGAGATAGAGAAGCATACGGACGAGTGCCTGGTTTCTTGACAGCTCATTGAGGATACTGGACAGCGGTAGTAGCAAGTTGAGCAGCATATGGCTATTCGAGAATACCGACAGGCCTGTCATCGCCTTACCAACATTCAGCAGAGTTCCTCCAAGATTCCGGAGAATCTCCATCGCCTTGGGGGTCTCTTCCCGGAACATTGTCATCAGAGCCTGGAACCCGGTGTGATGCGAGAGAGTAAGGCCCCATTCCCGGAACTTTACGCTGCCCTTCTCGGCCAGGGCAATCATCTTCCCTCCTTCCGGCAGAAAGGAGTGAAAAATCCCAAGAATGCCCATAAGCAGGTTTCCAGCTATCCGCAGGCCCGAGGCGAGAGTCGTCCCACTGCTCTTTGCAAAGTCCGCCATAATTCCGGAGAACGCCGAGCCCGGGGCGATACCCGCCTTAATCGACGCGACCACACTAGACAGGGCCTTGCTGACAGGCGCCAGGAACGGCTGCATAATCTTCAGCCCACGCGGCATAAGATCCAGGGCAGCCATTATCGGCCGGATAACCGTCGGGGCAGCGGCCGCAGTAAACTTATCCCATCGGTCCTTCGTCCGGGTGATCGCGTCGGCCATTTCAAGCTGCGGTGCTGTGAGGCCCTGGTAGGCAGCCGTGGTGCCTTTTACTTTGGCCGTCAGGGCCGACTGGAGCGCGGATGCCCGGGTATTCTCGGCCGCCTGCCGCTGCGCTTTAGTCGTGGCGACTTCCATCTGCTGCTTATACCGAAAGTTCGCGGCGGCGACAGCAGCAGTATAAGCGTCGCTCGCCGTCGCCGCTTTCTTAGAGGCCTCCGCTGCCTTTGTTATCGTCGTTCCCGCGACCACTCCATAGATGCCGAGCCCAATCCCAGCACTCAGGAATACCGACCCGATGGCCGTTCCACCCGCAACTATTCCCGCGAGTGCAGGCTCAAGAATTCCGGTCGCCAGGTTAACTCCAGCGAGAGCCCGGGCAAAGAGATTCGATTTCCCCGAGGCAGCAACCTGCGCATCACCAACGCTCGTGATGTTCCCGATAAGGCCACCAAGACCCGTTCCAATGCCCTTGCCGATGCCACTCAGGCTGTTGTTGGTCCTTCTAGCGGTCTGTCGGCCTTCTTCCTCAACTTTCCTAAACCGAGCTGTCGCCTCGTCCCTCGCCCGGACGTGAATCACAACGTCATTAGCCAAATTCTTCACCTCCTTCCGGCTGCTCGTGCGACACGCCGAGTTCCTCGATCTTTAGGAGCCGCAGGACATCAGCGCTCATGCCCCGGGCCACATCCGGTATGCAGTGAAATCTGTCGCAGAGCCCGAGAATAAGCTTTGCCTCGGCTAGCTCGGTCGGCTCCGTGACATATTCGCCAGTTCTGTTGTCATAGCATCCAGGGAAGTCCCTCCAGAGCTCGAGTCGTTCGGCAAAGGGCCGGGTACCACGGACATTCCATCCAGCCAGGCCATCAAGATAGCTACAATGAAGTCGATATCTTGCGCCCGCAGATCTTCCGGCCCATGCGCAATGGGCTTGCCCTCGTCATCCTCGAGATTCCAGCGCACAATCTTCTCGGAGAGAAGATTGAACAGCCGCCCGACTTCCTCGACATCCGGATTACTGGACATCATCTCGCCTGCCAGGGCATTGAGCTCGAGAAACTCATCGACGGACAAAGATCCACAGACGCATTCGAATCCGCTAAATTCCTCGTCCTCGAATTTCAGGACGTAGCGCTTAAGCTCACGCCGGTATCCCATATCTCTCCTAGGCCCACGTCGGCACAGCGCCGTCGGCAAGCGAGGCCGGAACCTGCCAGGTAAGCTCAGCGTTCGCCGCGCGGGTGATCTGGTAATCGGTGATGAGGCAGTTAACCGTGATGATCGGCGTGGTCGTGGTGGGCGTCGGCGCGATCGAGACCGAGCGGGTGACCGACGTGCCGGTCACCGTCGAGAACACAGAGTGGCTCATGTTTGCGTCGTTGTCCATGATCCCGTTGAACGTGACGGTAAAGTCCGTCAGAAGCAGCAGTCGCTCATTCGCGAACTTGTTCATTCCCGTGACGTCCTCGAGACCACGCGGCGTCGAGAAGTTGTAGTTGGTAATGTCCGCGCCGATGTCGCGGTACGTAGCTCCGGCGTCCGTCACCTTAAGGGTGCCGGAGAGGCCTGTTAGCTTTGGCATTCTTCCTTCCTTCTTATCCTCGGTTGAATATCTTTGCTAGACCGTCCTGATGCTCTGCAAAATCTTCCGCCCAGAATTCCACCCGTGAATGTCGCCGAATCAGTCCAAGGCTTCCACGCCAGTCTCCTCTCCGGACGACAAGAATTGGCGGCTTCTCCACAGGAATCCGGTGTTCCTTCCAGCGCCAGCACGGAGTGCCGGGAGGAAATACAAACCTGGCCTCGTACAGCCCCGTACGGATCTCGGTCGGACTCCGGCTCTTGTCCTTCCGGATAAAATCGGCATATCTCTGCCCGACATCAGTCGACAGATCCAGAGTCGTCATAAATCCATACCGAAAATCCTGGCACAGGTACTCTTCGCAGCTTGCCGGACGGAAATGTGTCCGTGCAGGCGTGCTGTATGAGTACGTCTTGTACGCCTGCGGCTCCATGTATGGCTCTGGACGGCAGACGAACTGTCGCTGCTGCATTAGCGTCGGCATTAAAATGCAACTCCCGCCGCCGGATTCCGGACGAAGTTAACACCGAACACCGCCTGGGTGAACGTGCCGGCTGACACGACCTTGAGGAACTGGTTAACGGTCACCGTATTGGCCGTAGCGATCCGCTTGTCGCCAATGGCCGTCAGGCTGCCAAAGTCGATTAGGGTTGTGTAGGAGCCACCTGAAGTCGCACAGTGCGTAATGGTGACCTGGACATTCGTGCCGACCAGCTCGACGAGATGGAGATAGGCCTGGCAGCCCCAGGCGCCGGGCGGGACACCATGGTCATAGAACGGCCCGGTCACCGGGCCGTTGTCCGTCCGGAGCCCACCCGTGAGCTGCCGGCCCCATTCCACGCCAAAACTATTCGCCTGGGCGTCTACCTTCAGGGTAATGCTCGCATCGGCCGAGCGAGTCGGGTCATAGTTAGTCTGCTTCGAGACCATCGACGCGGCCGGATTACCAATCGTTGTCCCCTGGAAGTAGCTAACGGCAACATCGGCTGACGGAATACTGGCCAGAGCATTGTGCTCTGTGCCCCAGACAAAGAAACTCCAGGTTGGAGCTACGGTGTATGTCAGCGTAATCGAGCCATTCACCGGAAGGGTATATGTGCCCGCGCCCGAGCCGACCGAGACGCCATTAATCACGACGTTGGTCATCGTGCCACCGGTGATGGTAATATGCACCGGGTAGGGGAATGCGTTGATATACGGCGTACCGCTGGCCGGAACAGCCGGAGTCGACACCGTGGGCACGTTAATATCCAGGAATGTCGTGAAGCTAATGTTCCCGTCCCGCCGTCCACCCAGGCGTTGTGGAGCCTTAAAAGTCAGCGATGTGACGTCGATTGGCGTCATTGGCGCGCTAATCTGGTCAACGGAAGCTACGTCTCCTGACAGATCGTATCCGCCGACATAGAAGTTATCACCGAGACCCGTCTGCTTCGGCATCGGGTATCATCCCCTTCAGCATCGGAGCCAGCTTCTCCAGGGCTTCCCTGTTCCCGAATTCTTGTATGTAAATGAACAGCTCGCCATCGCTGTTTGCGTCGATAACGATCCGGCATGTATTGTTAAGACGCTCCCGGGAAATGACGCCAGCCTCGACCAGCATCTTTCCGAACGCCCATGCAGTTGTCTTTGTCATCACCTCACCCTTCCGAGCATCGCCGACTTGACATGCCCGACCTGGACGCCTGTGTTGACGTGAACCGTAAAGCCAGAGATAGCTGCACGGATGCAGAAGGACATGTCCTCACCAAAGTCTCGCTTGTCCATAACCCCCTCGCGGAACCAGCAGTTGTCTTCGCCTGCATTCTTGTAGATCGTCTCGAACACGGAACGATGAACAAGCAGGCATCCCGCTCCGACGCTGAAAACCCGGACGACACAATCCTCCCGAATGTCCCGTACCGGCTGGATATCTAGCTTGCTACCTTCCGACGTGTTCAGGTAAACGGCCGGGATCTTCTGGCCGTTGTGGAATACGTGGTACAGCGCGCTCATGATCGGCCGCTCAACGCTGTCGGCTGACTCGAGGAGCCGACCGACAGCATCCGACGCGAACACGATATCAGTATCGATACTGCACAGCCATTCCAGGTCGTGGTCGAGAAACTGCTTCACAAGCAGGTTTCGGGCAAGCGCCAGGAGAGGTCCTGCCGACGAGCTAATCACGCCACCGATAGCCGGATCGGCCTCTGGACCAGACACGGCATTCAGCATAGAGTCGAGGAACTCAATACGGCCCCAGCCGTCCGAGACGTACCCAAGCATTACCGGTCCCTTAACCACGGCTACTCCTCTGGATAAACATGTCGTCGATGATGACAGGAATTGTCAGCGTCATGACCCGGAACATCTGGCGATCGATCTCTAGGTAGCCAGCCTGGGCCTCGAGGGAGATCCCTGACATCCCAAGCAGGTCAACTGCTCGTACTCCAGCCTCCCCGCCAAAGTCAAAGTCGGCAGACAACGTTCCCATAAGATCGCATATCGCTGCCGTGATCTTTGGATCAATAACGTCGCGTGGCTCGGCCACAAAGTTCATGTAGATCCGGGCGCTAAGCTGGACCACTCCGCTCGTCGAGCTAAGTCCGGACGATGCAATAGGATGAATCCGCTGAATCCACACCGAGCACTGGACACCCTGGTGTGGAGAGCTGACCGGCTCATGCTGATTGACGTAATCAAATCGGCCGGTCAGCATCGCGTAGCTAACGACCTTGCTGAAGACGTCATCGATAGCCTCGTCGTTGAAGTTCACCAGTGGTGCAGCTCCCCAGCGAGCATCCGGAACTCACCCGCAAGCATCTGCTTTACAGGAGCGAACGGATCGAATTCATTGCTGGCCTGTTCCGTGAGGTCATCGGCACGCGCCAGTAGGGCTTTCTCGAGCGGCACGAGACTGGCATCCAGAAACTTCCTCGGCTTCTCGGCACGCTGCTGGCTCGTGGCCATCAGGCGACACCTCCGAGAAGCCTGCCGCCAAGGACGGCACGGTCGAGCGAGGACCTCTTCTGGACATCGAGATGCCGCATGCACGTTGGGAGCGCGACAATGCCCCAGACCTGCTGCATGCCGATCTGCTGCATCTGCCAGGCTGGCGCGAGCGTAATCGCGTCGTTTACTTCCGGCTTCTCGTCCTTACTCTCGCTGTTCGCCCACTGGATGAACTCGGCGACGCACTGCGCGCACTTGTACATGTATTTCACGCTCCATTCATGGCTCTTATGTGCGGTGGAAGTCTTGCTCCGGCTATCTCTCCGGACTGTCGGTCTATTTCCTGGCTGATCTTCCGGAATGCCCCGTATCCCCGGAAACGTGTCGTCCTGTTCCTCTCTGATACGCCTTCCAGCCAGGGGCCATAGATGACGCCGGAATCCGTTACGATATGCCCTTCCGCTGATGCCTCGGCGTGAATCTGGCTTTCGTAGAAGCCAGCATTGACCGGAGCCGGGTTGTCCTGCGGATTCCCTCCGGACGCTCCGAGATACTTATACTGGGTCGGCAGGAACATCCGGATCTGCGCCGCTGCCTCCTCCGAGAGCCTCCTCTCGACATCCTCGCAGAAAGCAGCAACAACACGGCTCGCCCTGCCATCAAACAGCGGACCAGACACATTGTCCATAAGACCACCCGGCTCCGGACATGACGGACAAACCTGGAAGACTCGACGTGCGTTCGCAGATCCGCAAGACCCGGCCCAGCGCTCGGCCCACGGCCGCTGGCATACCCGCCGCGCTCCTGCGCGAGGAAGACCGATGCCTCGGCAATAGCAAGTTCCCGGATTAGCCCGGGTACCTCGGAGACCGACAGCGCATCACCGCCGCTATGCGTGGCGGAGATGGTCCCTAGCTGGCCGCGAAGGACCGAGAGGAGCCGTCTAGCCCACAGCGTCGAATTCGCGTGAGCGGCCAGCTGAGAGCCGTCCCAGCCACGCCGCACGGTAAGAACGTTGCCGAGAACGTCCTCGACCAGGATCCACTCGGAATCTACCCGCAGAACCTCGCTGATCCCGAACAGGGAGCCGTCCGGAACAGCAACCGTCCTGTCCGAGGCACTCGCCGAGGAAAGACCAGAGTACGAGATTGCCGTATCGACATACCGGGCGTCCGTCACGACCATCCGCTCGGTTCCGCAGATTAGCACGTCTCCGACGCCACTGAGCGCGCCACTACTGACCGTTATCGTCGTCTGGCTACTCGTTATACCAGACACGAGGGTGCCAGCGGGACGCGTCCTGGCCCAGTAGCCGAACGTCCCGGTAATCGCAATATCAAGCTGAGGTGTCTGGCTGTAACCGAAAACAGCCGAAGAATCCTGCTTAAGCTCAAGACGAGTATAGGGAGGTCCCTCATTGATGGGGTGCAGGATGTACTGCGTCGAGGGAATAGTAACGAGAGAGCCTGTCTGGACAAGGGTCGGCTGTGCCGCGAGCTCATGCTGATCTAGGTAAAGCTTCCAGGGCGGAGCAAGCTGGTAGTTAGGCCAGTCAAACTTTCGGGTCGCATCTTCCGGGTAGAACCTCCGCTGCGCCAGGCCCTCGACTGACTCGGTGGCAGCCAGGACGGCACGATCAATCCGGTCGTTCGCGTACGCCGCCTGCTTTAGCTCCGTGGCGCGACGTACTTCCTCACGCGTGCAGTAGCACGGCCGGTAGATCACTGCCATCCTGTGTCCTTGCTTTCTTGACCGTTCCCTGAGGGAAGGGATGAGTATTCAGTTATGTACCTGGCACCAGGAATCCTCCGGCGCTAGGAATTCTTTCGCCTGCTCCTTTTGGAATCAGTCGGTGTGCCTGCCTCCGAAGAGCTCTGCTGGCTCAGCAGGCGCGATGAAGTCACGCGGATACCGCCATCCGTCGTTTCGGCAGAAGAGGCCTCCGACGTCGACGGGGGCGTCGACGAGAGGCTCTCCACACCGGGGACAGGCAACGGGAGGAACGATTCCGTTTCCGGGAGTGTCCCGCCATTCTTCTCGGGCCTGCTTTCGGATATCGAGAAGCTGGTTCCAGCTGATGGTTCCTCCTCGTGATATCCAGAAGAAGTTGCATGTGGCATAACGACGGCATGCTCTCGTACGTCTGTGGTGCAACTTCGACTACGGCACTCGGAGGATCCCCCGGATTCGGGAACGTCGGAACCCAGGCTCCGGTGGTCGTGATAGTCGCCATCCGTCTCACTTCCAGGATCGTTTCGTAAAGTCCCACTTCTTGCTTGAGGAGTCGTACACGGCTCCGTCGTTCTGCGCTGCTGTCGTCTGGGTAGAGTCCAGAGTCGGTCCGGTCTGGGCATTGATCTTTGGCATCGTCTCCTCCTAGGCAGCCACGACGAACGCGGCGCCGACGAACGGCATATAGACGAGATACCATTCCCAGGTCCCTGTCACAGCCGTGCCGGTCGTAGTGAGCTGGAGCGCACCGGGATTCAGGACGAATCCCGGATGGAGCGGACGCGGCGCTGTGCCCGCGTTCCCGACAATCAGGGCTCCTCCGGCCGCGTCGGTGAGCGAGACATGGCTGCCTGCCTCAAGGCTTGCGACCGACACCGACGTACTCAGGTTAAGTGGTGTACCCGACGTCGGGGTGTTCCTGACAGTGAGCGCATTGGCAGTAGCCGGCGTCGCAGCGACCACGAGGCCAAAGAATGCCTCTACCAGAACCGGGCCGCCGCCGATCGTGAAGATGGATGCGGTTGCGGCTGCAGGCAGTAGCGCAGCTACCCGCTTTACCCGGTTCTGGTAGAGAATAGACATTACTGTCTCGCTGTCCTAGCTATTGGTCACGGTAACACCGGAGACAGGCTGCCCGGCTGGAGCGACCGGAGCCCACATCAGGATCCAGGTGATCGCCATGGTGTTCGTCGCGTCGGTCGTGATCGTGATCGTCGTATTCGAGACCACGAATGCCGAGCAGCTCGCAGCCGAGCCAGTGCCCGTGACCGGTGCCGGCAGAGCATTCCCCAGGACGCGCGGCAGCTTGAAGATGCTGCCAACAGCCTGGGTCGTAACGCCTGCCGCAAGCGGAGACGCAAGGCCTGAGCTGTTCCCGGTGTAGCCGAGCGAGATCTTGACAGACGAAGCCGAGCCGACGACCGATACGACGCCGACAAGACTCGCCTGGATAGCGCCGGTAACCACGAACAGGTTTCCTGTCGCGGTTGCCGGCAGGACCTTCCCAACGTTGTAGTTCGCCTGCCCAAAAGGCTGCCAGCCGTGCGGAACGGTGACGTCCCGGACGGCGAAGCCCTTAGCGGTCGAGCTCATGGCTCCTCCTAGGCCGCACTCAGGATGGCGAGGTTCTCCGGCTTGCGCTGGACAGTCAGGTCATGGAAGATCGCCGCAACGAGACCCGAGGCGCCCACGGAGCACTTGACGTAGTTGTACGGATCCGGGAGCTGCGACCCGTACAGAGTGAACGCCGTCACGTTGGTCTGCGCTCCGGTGTTATCCGCTGCTGTGATATTGGTCCTTGTCCACGCTGCCGTGCCACCGGTGCTCGTGGACTTGTAGAGACGGGTGATCGGAGCCCAGGCAGGCGTGAAGAAACTGCCTGCACGGTACGTTCCGGCAAACGACGTCGCGATGGTGAGCGAGAACGTATCAGCACCGGTACACACGAACGTGACTGCCGAGCAGTCCTTGAGCTTTAGGCCTGCTCCGGCTGCGATCGGAACGACATTGAAGAGCCGTCCCAGGCCATCCATTCCGGCCATTGTCTTCTCCTATCCTCTGGGGGCGTTACTGCCCAGAATACTGCTAGCGAGTTGCCAGCTGGACGAACGGGGAAAGGGTGTTCGAGCTGTTGTTTCGCGGAGTAATCGCAGACTGGATCCACGGACGGCCGTCCAGCCGCTCGATGACCCGGAACGCGGTCTTGTCGTTCTGGAACTTGTAGTGCTCGCTAGACATCGACTGCATGAGCTGCCGGTCACCAATGAGGTAGTAGCCCATGTCGACAAACGAGAGGTCGCCAGTCGTCCCGAGAACTGGAGTCTTCTCCGTGAAGAACACCGGCCGTCCGAGAATAGAGACAGGCGGAGTCGCAGTACCCGGATTGGTGTAGTTCCCCATCCACACCGGGCCACCACCCGTACCGACGCTGAGCGCCATCGTTGCCAGTTCCGGGAAGGTATCGATACTCGCGATCCACACCGCCCGTCCCAGCGCGGTCGGCAGCATCCGGGAGTACATCTTAATGACGTTCTCCCAGACGATCGTGCCGCTCGCCTGTCCGGTCTCGGCCGCAGCAGCGACGCTTGCCGGGCAGTTGACGAACCCAAGCGGCTCACCGACGCCAGTCCCCGTCATGAAGGCGATATCCTCGAACCAGGCAATCGCGCGCGGGAAGATGGTGTCGAAGAACGAGCCGAACGCCGGAGCGTCAGCCAGGAGCTCATTCGGCACTTCCGCGTACCCGGTAAGCTTCTTCGCGTCGAGCACGACACGGCCGAATGAGGCCTGCGACTCAACCAGCTGTGCCGCTTCCTCTGTCCAGTAACAGACCACGCCGCCAAACACCGACGACACGTTGGACGTCGAGTCGATCATTGGGATCGGCACCCGCAGGCTGTCCATCGGAATGACCTGGGCTCGCGGCCGAACGACAGCATCCTCTAGAGCCACCTGGAGAATCTGCGACCTAAGGACCTCCGGAATAAGAAACCCACCGTCGGCCGGAACCTCGCTTCCGAACGAGTTCTGGATCCGGAGGGTCTCGGTACGCTTCCTACCGAGTACCTGGGAATTCTTTAGGGTCTCGAACCGGGGCCAGATCCCCTGGAAGAACTCGCTAGTGCTTTCCCACAGGCACGAGCCGTCCCCACCGCTCGCGTTCTTTAGCTCGTGCTCCAGCCGGGCACCGAACGAGTTAGCGTTGTACGCGGCACCCTTTCCATGGCTGACAGTCCTGGCGTCGAACTTGGTGTATGACTCAAGATGCGAGTTAGAGAAGTTCAGCCGACTGCCACCCATGCCATTCTCGCGCATGAAATCGGCCAGGCCGATCTGGACCTGCTCCTTGATCTGCTGCTTGATGTCGTCATCCTTCTGGACGGTCATCTCTGCGTATGCCTTGATGAATTCCTTGAACTTGCCAGGCTCCTTCATCATCGCCCGGACATTGTTCACGTCCCCAAGAAATTCCTCCAGCTCCTCAGGCCTGGTAGGAATCGTCACTGTACTCATTCGGCTCTCCTCTCAAGCCTGGCTGAATTGCTGAATTGGGTGATCTCTTCGTCGGTTAGGTCGATGTCGTACTTATCGGCTGGCGCATTCTCGCTCACCGCTGCCAGATGGAGAATAGCCTCCTCTTTCGTTTCGTGACAGCCGAGACGATGCTCGCTATTCGTCCCGGGATTGCTGAGAACAGCCCACGGCTTACTCGCTGGGCACCCGTGTCCCTTCGCAACGATGTACGGCATGATTACCTCAGAGACTCCAGGAACTTCTGGAGATCCTCGTCTGTAACGTCATCCGCCCTGCCGCTCGCTGGCTCGTAGTCCGGATTGATGGCCTTCATGTGGCCCTGGAGATGCGACCTGGCCGCGCTGGTGTTGGTGAGGCCCTGAGTGGTTTCCAGCCGGGACAGGGCATTGGCGACCCCAGCCTTGTTTGGAGCGTCGCCCGGATGGTAGTGGTGCGGAAGTGCATGAGCGCTAGCGGTACTGGGATCACCGTCGCGCTTCCCGGCACAGATACCGTTGTAGAAGGATGCTGGGTTGTCGCTCGTCGCCGCGTTGTGCATTGCCCGGGCGGCGTCCCAGGGCGAGGTATCCACCGACGCACTCCGGATGTCGATGAGGTTCCCGTCGTGCAATGGCCGACCCGGTACGTCCCTAAGCTGGCGGCCATTGCGGTCCCAGTGCGAATAGTCGAGGTCT